TATTGAAAAACCATTTATTAAAAAAAATAATATTTTTAAAATAAAACTATTAGATAATAATTATGAATATTTTATAACTAAAGAATCATTAGAATTATCTATTTTTGGTTTAGCTAAAAAACCATCTTTTAAAACTCCTAAAAATGTTACAAAAGATGAAAAAGATCGCCTCAAAACATTACACAAACAAACAAGTTTAAAGGAAATGAAAATAGATAAAAAAAATATTCCATATAAAAAAGATGTATATTTTGAAAATATTTTATCAAAAGCACTTCTTGATTATAGTTTTCAATGGGATGCTCCTGTAAATTTGTATTTAAGACAAGGAGATAGTTATTTTGAAACTTCTATTTTTAAACAATATTATAAAAGATATGGATCAACATTAGAAGAAGCAGTTAAAAATGTAAAACAAAAAAAAGACGATTTAGATAGAGCCTTTATTGAAGCATCTACTATAAATCAAAATTCAGATACTATTTATTTTAGAGGTATGCAACTACCTTTTAAAGAGCTTTCAAGAGTTGGTGATACTGAAATAATACCAAACTTTATATCTATTACTAGTGGATTTAATATTGCTTTACGTTTTTCTGGTATTCCTCGAGGATTAAAATGTTGTTTATATAAATTAAAAATAGCAAAAGGTGTTCCATATATTGATATGATAAATACTACAAAATATAAACATGAAAAAGAAATACTTTTACCAAGAAATTTATTATTTAAACTTGTTAATTTAGAATATATCAAATATGGAATTTATAATATTCCTATTGCATGTTTGAATGTTGAATTAAGATATAATGATCAATTTAAAGTAGTAAATAATTGTAAAAAATTTATTGTTGGAAAATTAGAACCTTATAGTCCCAGTTATATTTCACAAAATAATCTTAAAAAAATAGTAAATGAAAAATTTCCTTCAGCAAAAGATCAACATAATAAACCTATTAATGTTGAAACTAATATTAAAGATGGAAATATACAAGATGAGGTACAAAATCATTGTGTTCCATTAGTTGGTAAAAAATGTCCAAAAGGATATAGAATAAATAAAAGTATTGGAATGTGCGAATTTTATGATCCAACTATTAAAAAACAGAAAACTCAAAAAGTTAAAAAAGAAAAACAAGAAAAAGCTGAATCTCAAAAAATAAAAAAAAGATGTCCAAATGGAACTCGTAAAAATAAAATAACAGGCAATTGTGAACCAAAATAGAAAAATAACTTTTATAATCTATTATATTTTTATAATAATAATATCTATAATTTAATAAATTTTATTATTATACATTAAGCTTTTATTTATTGAAATATAATAATTAAAATTTATTTATAAATATAATTTATCATTTTTTATTAATATTTTTTTTGTTTATTGGTTCTAAAAACTCTGGACGATTATTAATATCTTCCAATAAAATCTTATAATTATATTTTCGTGCTTTTCTTAGCACTTTATTATTATATTTGTTTTCTTGTATTTCATCAAATTCGTCTCTCATTTTTTCCATTTGTTTTCTTACATTTTCCCAATATAGTGTTATATCTTTTTTTTCTTGTAATGTTTCAACAGATCTATAAATAAACATACCTCCTGTAAACATTTATTATATTAATTATAATAATAATATCAATTTTTATAGTTATTATAATAATATTATTATGGTAGTATAAAAAAAATTGATTATGCAATATATATATATATAGATATTATTAACAATAATAAAGCATTAAACTAATAATATGAGTTTTGAAGATCGCAATAATATAATATTTAATATTGAATATTATGATTTTAATAGTTATTATAATAATATTCATTATTACAATAAATATTTAAACGATTGTGAATGTGAATCTGAATGTGAATGTGAATGTGAATGTGAATGCGAATCTGAATTTAGAAATATTATTATAATGGAAAATGAAAAGAGTGATATGCTTGATTTAGATAATCTTATTCTTGATTTTAATAATATGCATATTTAAAAATATTTATAATATATAAAAGTATGAAAAATAGTATAACAAATTATATAAATAAAAATATTATCAAAAAATTAAATCCTATTTATTTTTTTTCTATAATTATTATTTTTTTTGTAACAATTGCATACAATAGTAATAGATATTATGATTATTTACCCACAATACCATTATATCCTAATAATTATGAAGAAGTTAAAGAAGTTGAAGATTATATAAATAAAAAAGATTCAAAAATGGATGCATTAATAAAATTAACTGATGAATCTTGTGTATATGCATTTAAAAACTATGTTAATGAAGATTTAAATACTTTACATAAAATTAGCTCAGAAATTAGTAATTATATATTTTTTTTTAAATATTTGTTTAATCGTGAACGTCCATTTGATACTAATCCTAATTTAAATAAATATCCATCAACAACTGCATATAGTCCATCTTTTCCATCTGGTCATGCCATGCAAGGACAATACTTAGCAAAAGTATTATCTAAAAAATATCCAGAAAAAAAAGAATTATTATATGATTTAGGTAATAAGTGTGGAATGGCTCGAGTTTATGCTGGTCTTCATTTTCCAAGTGATGTAAAATTTGGACAATTTTTAGTTAATATATTACCATAAGTATATTAAATTTAAAAATTATGGGGTAAAAAAAATTGATAAACATTATATAAATTATATTATAAAAGTGTTAAATAAATATTTTTATAATGCCAAATAATAAAGAATTTGTTATAATTGAAAAGGATCAACAAAATGAAGAATTTGAAGTTATTGAAAAAACTTATCTTAGTGAACCATTCTGGGGTAAAGTTGTAAATAAGAATTAAAATTATTACCATAAATATACATGACTTAAAATTTTAGCATTATAATAGCCTTTTGATTTTTTTTTTTCCATTTCTATTGCTTGACCTCTTTTTTTTGTTCCTGAATGTCTAGCAAAATAACGTTGCATTCGTTTTCTTGTTAAGTGATTTTTATGTGCATATAATTTTAATGGTGTGCGATCTTTAAACTGAGGATAATCAGATGCACCAAAATGAATTTTTCTTACTTTTTTAGTTTTTTTGTCTTGAATAAATGCAGTATATTTTTTACCAGGTGGACCTTTTACAAATTTTAATATTTTTTCTTTCATTTTATATAATACAATATATTATTTTACATTATTGTAAATTAAATATATTAATATTAAAATAATAATATAATGAATTAATGAATGAACTAATGCACAATATTTTTTATTAACAATTTTACTAATAATATAAATAATAATAATTAATATTATTGAAATTAAATAATAAAATTCTTTATAATAATTTATTGTATATATTACAAAAAATAAAAAAACACAAAATATATCTAAAAAAAACCATTTATCATTTATTATCCATGTATGTAATCTACTATGATGTTTAATTGATGAAAATCCTAATGCCAATAAAGTTAATGAAAATAAATTTATGTAAGGTTGACTAATCTGAAAAAATATACCAAATATAAATAATATTATTGCTGAAATAAATGATTCTGAAGTATACATTTTAAATATTTATAAAATATAAATAATATAAATGAAAAATTTAAACAATAAAACGCTAAAAATATGTAGTTTAAAACCATTAACTGGATATATGAGAGATGGATATTGTAAACCAGTAAACGGAGATTATGGTAATCATCTTATTTGTGCAAAAATGAATAAAGAGTTTTTAGATTATTCAGCAAAACGCGGAAATAATTTATATAGTGTAGTTAAACCTGGAAACAATTGGTGTATTTGTCAAAATAGATATTTACAAGCATTACAAACCAATAAAGCACCAAAAGTTATTAAAAATGCTACTTATAAATATATAAATCCTAAAATTAAAAGAATGATGTTAAAAAAAGAATTTAAAGGAGGGAATTATTTACCAAAATTGAGAGAACTAACTAAAAAAAATAAAAAACATATTTACAAATTATATGATCCACAAAATAAACGTATTTTAGCAATTGAAGAAGGAATAAATCAATATAAAACAAAAAAAAATAAAAGACATGCTGCTCAAATGAAAAAAGCACGTTTTAATGTATTACGTTTATATAGAAAAAATAAAGATAAAAAAGGTTGTAATAATTTAACAAAAGATATGAAATATATGGATAAAAAATATAATCTTGGAAATACAAAAAATATTTGTAAATAATTTTAATATATTATTACTTTTATTTTATAAATAATATATAATAAAGTAAATTATATAATGAATGTACCTTTAAAATATTTACCAAAACGTCTTACAAAGAAAGATAAAAAAAAACAAGCAAAACAATTAAAAAAATCAAAAAAAGCATATAAAAAAGGTATTTATATTCATCGCAAACCTGTTGATTCATATAAATCTAAAAAATCACAACACATTTTAAATGCTGAGAGAATTTATAATATTCAAAACCTCAGTGTTAATAATGAATTAGCAAATAAAACTGGCTGTTCTATTAATGCATTAAATAAAATTATTAAAAAAGGTATGGGTGCATACTATTCATCTGGATCACGACCAAATCAAACACCACATAGTTGGGGTATTGCTCGCTTAGCATCTAGTATTAGTGGTGGAAAGGCGGCAGCAGTTGATTATAATATATTAGCAGAAGGTTGTAAATCAGGATCTAAAGCATTAAAATTAGCAAAAAAATCGCGTATAAAAAATGGTTATGGAACACGTAAAGTTCCAAAAAGAAAAATATAAATTTTATTTATAAAATAATTAATAAAATTTATATTTTTATTTTCTTTTATTAAGTGTTTTTCTTTTATTAAGTGTTTTTCTTTTATTAAGTGTTTTTCTTTTTTTAAATGTTTTTCTTTTTTTAAGTGTTTTTCTTTTGTTAAATTTTCTTTTTTTTCCTTTTGATTTTTTAACATGATATTTTATTTGTCTATTTAAAAATATTGGATTAATTGGACTATATTTATCTCCTTTTTTTTTTAATTCTCTTAACATTTGTCTCAATTTTACTTGAGTTTTTACAGACATTTATATATAATAAAATATATATTATTTTTACTTTCTTAGTTTTCGTGTTTTATCTAAATTTGTTTTATTTAATTCACATTTTAATTTATTTAAAACACTTTCTGAACTCTGTAATGCGCCTTCACACCAGGCCTGATAATTTGAATAATTCTCTCCACAAATATAAAAATTAGGCATTAAATTTAATATTTTTTGAGAGACATATTGCGAATCTACATTTTTTTTCCAACATGCAATTCCAGATTTCCAATAATAAAATTTAATATATTTACTTTCAGGAATAACTATATTATAAATACTAAATACTTGATTTAATTTCTTATGTAATTCTTTCTTTAAAACATTAACTCCTTTTTTATATAAATTATTCCAATAATTCTCTCTATTTGAGAGATTTTCATTATAAGAAGACATTATTAATCCTGTTTCTGGATTTATTGGTATAATAAATTGTAATTCATTGTTTGTTGTTGTTTTTTTTATATTTTTAAACCACATTTCTCCATTAATTGATTTATCATATATTTCAAAAATACGCACTTTACTTATTTCATTAATACTATTCAATTCTCTCAAATAAGGATTTAAAATTTTAAATTTTATTAAATCGCATTTTGGCAAAGCACAAATTAAATGTTTGCAACTTATATTATAAGTATTATTATTTTGTTTATAATAAATATTGTATTTTGAAGTTTCATTATTATAAATTATATTATTTACATAACTATTTTTTTTAAGTTTGTAATTATTATTTTGACTAATTTTATTAATCATGGTGTCAATAATTGAGCTTAATCCATTAGTCATTATAAAAAAATTGCTATATTCATTATAATCATATTTAAAATAATTTATTGCATTATATGCATTTAAATAGTATAATTTATTTTTATATTCAAAACTATTTTCTATAAATTTATAAACAGATTGCGGAAAAAATTTCATTAAAAGTTCATTTAAATAAAACTTTTGTAAAAATGTTTTTGAGAGATTTGCTATTTTTAAACTATTAAAAAAATTATATAACATAATAGAATACTTTTTTCTTAATAATGATTCATCTGAAACTTCTCTATTTTTTTTATTATATTCTATATAATTTTCTGTATTGCTTATATTAAATATAAATTTTTCTAATTTTAATTCTTTTATTAATGAAACCATTAATTTATGATGATGACCAATACGTCCTGCACCCAAATCCATTATATAATCAATATTATCTACTTTTTTATTGAAACTATAAACTCGTCCTCCAAATCGTTCATCTTTTTCAAGTAATAAAACTTTTAATTTTGGATATTTTTTTTTTAAATTATACATACTATAAATTCCTGATATACCACCACCTATTATTACTATATCATAATTTTTCATTTGTTATAATAACTATTATAACAAAAGAAAAATAATTATTTTAAATATTAATATTTATTATGTTTTTTGTAACCTTTTAATCCATCTTCATATAAATTAACATTTACAAATCCTTTTTTCATTAAATTAATTGCTGCCGTTTTTGATGCACTACATTTATTATGAGCACAATAACATATTAATGGTAACTCATAATACTCTAGTTTTTTGGATTTTATTAATTTTTTTAATAACGGATAATGTAAATCTATTAAATGTTGTAACCAATTATTTAATTCAAGGGTTGACATTTTTGCAATATTATTATATGGTAAATTATAAGTATTAACTATATGATCTTTTGCATACATTGTAGATGGTAATACATTCAAAACTATATAACATTTTGAATTGAGATTTTTAATAAATTGTTTATATTTAAAATTATTATGTACTAATTTTGTGTAAATACTAGTATTCCAAGCATCACAATTATTATTAGATAATACAAAATGTATATGTTTAAAATAAGTATTGTTTTTTTTACCATTTTTGGCAATTGTTTTATAGTTTTGTGGAGTTAAAAACTTAATAAGTGCAAAACCTTTATCATCTACTTTTCCCACACCACTATTACTAAAATTACCATAACTAGACTTTGCATCATTAATTATTATATTATTATTTGGTTTAGATGCCCAATATAATATTTTTTTATTTGCATGTATTTTTCCAACATTTAAAACTAAACTATTATTATAATTAATTGGATAATTAATATTAAAATGTTTATAATTATTTATAAATTTTTCTACATAATCTATTTTATTTAACCATTTTGGTTTATGTTTTTTACTAGATTTTAATGTTTTATTAAAATTAAATTTTAAACAACTTGCACATAATTTTTTTTTTGTTTTCATTTATTTATATATAATTAAATAATTAAATAATTAAATAAAAAAAATTTTTTTAATTTCCATATAATAATTCTGCAGTACCAGAATGAAATTCTAAAATATTATAACGTTCTTCAAATAAATGTAAATCATATGAATATTTATAAATTGAAGTTGGTTCTTGACTTGTGGCTATAATTTCTCCTGTTATAGGATCACAAATTGTTGTAAAATTACTTGCTACTGGATCTAAAGGTGGTTGTTTTAATTTATATTCAAATTCTATTGTATTGAATTTACTAGTATTAAATGCACCAGTAGGTTGATATTTTGAAGAATCGGTATTTAATGCAAAACTATAATGATATAAACCATCTTTAATATTTCCATTTGTATGTATATATTTTTCTATTTTATCATATATTCCTGAATCTAAATCAAATTCTCGAACTTTACCATCACATGTAATTCCAAATTTATCTAAAATAGTTTTAAAATTTTGTTGACTATAAGTATCTGGTTCATAATTAGTAATGTAAATATTACTAAAATCATAGTAATTGTTACATATATCATATAGATTTTTTATATTGTATGGAATAACATTTTCATATGGCCAATTTGTATAATTTGACCATTGATTACGAAGATCTACATCACTTCTTTGTAAATACCACATCCAATTAGAAACTAATCCATTTGTTTCTACTTTTATTTTATTTGTTTTATTTATTCCTCTTTCTATATAAGTTTTAACTTGTTTAATTAAATATTCTTGATTATTATTTGCAAATAATATACGCTCTTCATTATCTAAAAAACATTGAGTTGTCATTAAATGAAAATCAAAATTTATTTTATTTGTTTTATTTGCATAAATATTAATAGAATCTGAAATATCTCTTATAGGTGGTTCGTTTACAAATCTTTTATATAAAAATTCCGATTTACTTTGATCTGCTTTAATATCTTCATAACTAATATCATTAATTGAAGCATTAATATTTTTAATTGTAAAAAGTTGTATTATTGGTCTAAACTCAAATTCAATTTTTAAATTATCATATTGCATACATATTAAAGGAAGAGCACAACTATTAAGCATTGAAAACCATGAATTTATTGGGACATATATTGTTTTATCATATATAGATGGTTCTATTCCAGATGCATCAGTATTATTATTATTATAATTATATGCATTTGGATAATTATTATTTCTATTTAAATAATTAGCAGGATCATTTAATTCACTTGTATTACCAATCATTAAGTCAAATAATTCTTTTTTTTTAGCATCAAAATCACGCTCAACAACATTTTGTAAATATGATCCACTAAATTTTTGTATTTCACGACTACCTATTGTAAATTTAACTTCTTTAATTATTTGAGTACCAATATTTTTAATCCATTTAAATTCATAAGGTCTTAAATTATTGTCTTGATTAAATATTGGACTCCATATTTTAGGGAGTTTAAATACTAAAAAAACATCCATTAATAAATCTGCATATCTTGGTACAATAAAGCTAAAAGTGGATGGAGCCTCTAATAGTATATCATTTGTTTGGTTTTTATCAACTCTAAATTTTTGCATACCAAAATTAGTATGTTTTAAGTACTTAATTTTAAAAAAACTTTTATCAGGATTTCCATTAATAATAATATTTTGATTTCCATATGCTACTAAATTTAATAATCCACCAGCCATATATATATTTAATAATAGTATATTAAATAAATTTATATATTTATTTTTATTATTATATTATAATATGTCTGATTTTAATTTTAAACAAACTACTGAAAATTTAACAAATTTAACTAAAAATGCTGTAAATGATATTACTGAATATTTTAAAACAAATAATGATTATATGTATATTATATTAAGTTTAACAATTGTTTTTTTAATTTTATTTTTATTATTAAGTTGGATTAATTATACTTTAAATTTGAGACAAAAAGGATGTAATCGTTTAAATACTATTTATCCAGATAATAATCCATATAGAACAAAAACTTTTATAAAAGGTAGAGTAAATTTTGAAAATCCAAATTTAAATATTACTGTAAATAATAATAATTATCCAAAAAATCATTTACAAAAATTTAAAAATTATTATGTTAAATCTTCTTATAATTCTTGTTGTGCAGATGGATATAAAAATAATTGGGTTGATTTATGTGCATTAACAAAAAATATTGAATTAGGAGTTCGTTTTCTAGATTTTGAAGTTTATTCTTTAAATTATCAACCAATAGTTGCTGCATCAACTGCAAATAATTATAATATAAAAGAAACATATAATTATGAATATTTAAGTAAGGTTTTTGAACATTTACATATTAATGCTTTTAATGAAGAAATTACCCAATCTTATAATGATCCTATGATTATACATTTAAGATTAATGACAGAAAATGTTGAAATATATAATTTAATTGCTGGTTATATTAATACTCATTTAAATAAAAGTAAAAATTATTTATTAGATTCAAGAAAAACAATAGGACATACTGATTTTGATCCTAAAGAAATAATAAATGCTAAATTAGAATTATTTGCAAAAAAATTTATAATTATTGCATATCAATCTGATAGTGTATTAAAAAGTAGTGATTTAAAAAAATTTGTTAATTTACGTTCTGGATCTAATTATTGTAGATTGTTACGTTATCAAAATATTATTTCTACAGGAGAATCTTCAGAATTATTAATAAATGAAACAAAAAATAATTATATGATAGTTTTACCTGATGTAAATAATAGTTTAGAAAATTATGATTATACATTACCTTTAAGTAATGGTTGTCAAATAATGGCTATGAAATTTCAAAATATGGATTCTAATTTGAGACTATATAATGATTATTTTAGTTTTAATCAAGGTAGTGGATATAATTTTGTATTAAAACCATCTAATTTATTATATGATGTTGTGGATACGATAAAAGTAAAAGAATCAGAAATACCTTTAAAAAATCCTGGAGTACCTGGTAGCATTATTATATATAATAATACTAATTATCCTATAATTAGATATGAATTTTTTAAAACCATACCCAATTCAACAGATAGACCAGATAGACCAACACTTGAAAATTATATTAATCAAAAAACTAGCACTAATAATCAATCTGAGAAAATAAATATAACAAAAGATGTTGCTAGTGGAAGTTATTACATTAGATTTAGTAGTTATGGTGACAACGCAAATAGATTAACTAATATAGATATACAAGTTTTAGCAACAGGAACACAAAATTCTGCAACTAAAGCATTATTTAATGAATATCCATTAGAAACTGTTTCTAATAGACCTGATTTGTTTAAAATTACTCCTTATACAAGCGATAGTATAGCTAATATTATATTAAATATAAATTAGTAAATAGTAATTAGTAAATAAAAAAATATAAAAATTTTATTAAAATTATATAATATTTTTATATTTTCTTAATTTAATGGATATAAAATCTTTTGAAGAAAAAGAATTATCAATATTAAGAGGGGCAGTTGATGAAGCAAATGCGTTAGCTGGAAAAAAACTTGCTCAATCCGAAGAAGTATTAAATATAGTAAATATTTTAGAACATTTTTTAAGAGTAAATAAAACTATATGTTATGGAGGCACAGCAGTTAATAATATTTTACCTGAACAATATAAATTTTATAATAGAAATATAGAAATTCCAGATTATGATTTTTTTTCAACTACTCCTATTGAATATGCTAAAAAATTAGCAAATATATATTATAAAGCAGGATTTCAAGAAGTTGAAGCAAAATCAGGAGTTCATAAAGGTACATATAAAGTTTTTGTTAATTTTATGCCTATTGCTGATATTACTTATATGGATACTAAATTATTTAATAATTTAGAAAAACATACTATTAAAGTTAATGGAATTAAATATTGTCCACCTAATTTTTTACGCATGGGTATGTATCAAGAATTATCAAGACCTATGGGTGATGTTTCTCGTTGGGAAAAAGTTTTAAAAAGATTAATTTTATTAAATAAAATTTTCCCACTAAAAGGTGAATTATGTAATAAACAAGATTTTCAAAGAGTATATGAAGGTTCTATTGAAGAAAGAGATAAAATATATAATATTACAAAAACTTGTTTCATTAATCAAGGAGTAATTTTTTTTGGAGGTTATGCTGCTAGTTTATATAGTAAATATATGCCACCTAAAGAAAAAAAAATTATTTATAGTATACCTGATTTTGATATTTTAGCAAATGACCCATTACAATGTGCAAATATATTAAAAGAACAATTAAATTATGAAGATTTTAATAATGTTAAAATATATAAAAAAGAAAATATTAGTGATTATGTTGATATACATTATGAAGTAGTTGTAAATAAAGATACAATAGCAATTATTTATAAAGCAGATGCATGTCATAGTTATAATCAAATTTTTATTGGAACACAAAAAATTAAAGTAGCATCAATCGATACTATGTTATATTTTTATTTAATTTTTATTTATGCAAATAGACCTTATTTTGATATTAATAGATTATTATGTATGTCAGAATATTTATTTAAAGTTCAATTAAAAAATAGATTAGAACAAAAAGGTCTTTTACGTAGATTTTCTATAAACTGTTATGGTAAACAACAAACATTAGAAGATATTAGATCATATAAAAGTAAAAAATTTAAAGAATTTCAAGAAAAAGGAATTAAAAAAGGATCATTTGAATATCAAAAACATTTTTTGCGTTATGTACCACATGAAGAAAAAACTAAAAACAATAAAACTAAAAATAATAACACTAAAAATAATAAAACTAAAAATAATAAAACTAAAAATAATAGAAGAAAAAAATAATAGAAGAAAAAATAAAAATATAAAAAATCCAAATAAGTTTATAATTTATTTATATTAATTATAAAAATATAAATAAATTATATATTAAATTTTTTTTATTTTTTTATATATGTTTCTTTACATAAATTTTTAATAATTTTATCATCTATTTGCTCACTAGTTTTACCAATAGTAGATATAACATTACTAAAATATTCTTGTTTTAAATCATCATTTGTAAAATCAGGATTTTTAGATTTCCATTCTTGCAGTGCATTATAATTTTTTGTTGAAGCTTTTTTAATTGCATCTTTTATTTTTTCTTTATTTTCATCTTTTGTCCATTTATCTTCTTCTTTAATATACAATGTTTCACGTTTTTTATCAGTACAATGCATTGGACGTTCATATAAACTTAATTTATTCATGTTTTCTACTATTGCATTACTTAATCCATCTATTAAGCCATTCTTTTTTGTAAAATCTAATTGTTCTAAACTAATTTCAATAGATTTTATAAAATCATTCATATTTAATGCATCTTTGCATTGTTCATTTAAAAAAACATTTATATTAAATTTCTGATTTAATGTATTATTATGTGTTGTATTATTATTACCTACTTTTGGAATTAATTCACTTATTTGCGATCTTAATTCTTGATTTTCTTTCATCATATTTACCATCATTTGTTTGTACTCTGAATCATTATTTTCATTTTTTAGATTACCTGAGAAATCATTTATAATATTTTCTGTAATACTATTATTATTACAGCATTCTTTTATATTTATACATTTTTTCTTATGTCTCCATAATCCAGAATTAGATAAATAACTTCTGTTGCAATTTGTACACAAAAAATTCTTAGCACCACCTTTTCCACCTTTTTCCACCTTTTTGATTGCCGATTGATTGCCGATGTGTTTTTGGGTTAAAATATGTTTCTGCATAACATCAAATCTCTTAGCATAATAGTCACAAATTTCACAATGATAAAAAATACCACCAACTTTTTCCACCTTTTTGATTGCGGACATTGCCATATTATTGCTTAATAATATTTTTTAAAATCTTTTAAAAAAAGTATTTTTTTATTATGGTAACAAGTTTTTTTTGCATTTTTTTCATTTTTAAAACCTTAATGATTTAAAAAGTGAAAAATCGACATTTTTCAAAACATTTTTTATATTGTGTGATCCATATTAAAAATGGACATTTTTAAAATGTCCAATTTCAAAAAAATTGATAAATCATTTTTTAAAAAAAAACACGCATTTTTTTGAAGAGTTATTTTTATTATGTAATATGCTAACAAAATTATTTACCCTATTTTTGCCCCTCTAAAATAAAATTATGGTCAAGACTACCCATTTTTTTTTTTTCTCTCAAATAAATTTTTAAAAACAATGAATTTTTTTATAAATAATATATTTTTTTATACAAAATATATTATTAGCTTAATCAATTATTTAACCAAGTTTTGGGAATCCAACAAGGTTGGCACCAATACCAAATCCTGCACCAGTACGAGCTGAAGCACCCATTGTAGGTACGAATGTATCAAGAATTGAGAATGTAGCAGCTGCCATTAAAGCAATAATGGCAATTTCATCAAATTTAAGTGGTTTTTGGGGTATAACAAAAGCAACAATTGCAACCATTAAACCTTCAACTAAATATTTAACAGCTCTTTTTACTAATTCTCCCATATCTGGATTCATATTTTGTTTATACTAAAGTACAAGAAAAAATATTTAATTAATAAAAATAATTTAAATTATTTTAATTAAAAATAATTTAATTAAAATTAATAATTTTTAATTAAATTATTATATGTTAAAAACTTAAAATTAAATTAATAATAAGTTTTATAAATTAAATGTCTACAAAAAAAGGAAAAACTAAAACTAAAGAATCTATAAATGAAAATACTAAATATGTAGATTTATTAGATGAAGATAAACCAATTAGTGGACAAAAGTTCGTATGTTTAAGTTTTATATCTCCAGAAGAACATATAAAAAATAAAGAATTATTTTATTTTGAGAAATATTTAAAAAATTTTGAATTCAAGAAAACATTTGAAAAATATACACAATTTTTAAATTTTGTAAGTTATAAATATAATTTAAATTTTGATAATTTAACTAAAGATATGGAAGAATTTGTTGAAGAAGAAAAAGAAAATCTATTTTTAACAACATTAGAAGATGATTATAAATCTTTTATTGATGCTAAAGAAGAACAATTACAAAAAGAATATAGTGTAGCACACGATTTTGAAACAAATACAAGAGGTCTTAAAGTTCGTGGTGTATTTCCCAGTCAAGAAGAAGCTGAAATGAAATGTAAAGCTCTCCGTTCAGAAGATCCAAATCATGATGTTTATGTTGGACCGGTTGGTATGTGGATGCCATTCCATCCAGAAGCGTATAAAACAGGTCGTGTTGAATATTTAGAAAAAGAATTAAATGAATTAATGGCTCAAAAGAAGAAAAATGATGAAATTTCTAAAGAACAATTCAAAAATCGTGTTAAAGATTCTAAGAAAAAAGCAATTGAAGAAAATATTGCTAAAGCAACTAAAGAAGGAAATAAATTAATGCAAACAATTGATGAAGATGGCGAATTAGTAAATGCTGATCGTATGGATGTTCCTGGTAAAAATTTATTATATGGAGATGCAGAAGAAGATGATGTTGCAACTGCTGATTTACGTAAAGAATTATTTGAAGATGAAAATATTATTTTACCAACAGATAAAAATAATGATCATGGTTTAAGTGAAGTTTTAGAAAACCAAAAAAAAATAGAAACACAAGAATCTAAAGAAGAATCTAAAGAAGAATCTAAAGAAGAATCTAAAGAAGAATCTAAAGAAGATTTAGAAAAAATAGCCGCTATGCCTGATGGTATGGAATCAGTATCCGAACCACCTAAAGATCCAATTAATATAGATTAAAATATTTTTATATATAAAATAATGTATCATAAAAGAAAACATTCTAATAATGAATATGATGAATATGATGAATATTCTAAAATTTGGACTAGTAACAATAGTAAATTTTTAAGTAATGATAAAAAAATAAGACTTAATAATCCAAAGGCAGAAACAATAGATTGGGGTAGAATGCCACCTGAGTTAAAAAATGAATTTGAATTATTAAAAATAGATATTAATTTAACAGGTAACCCAAAAAAGCAAGAATTTTTGCACACAAAAATAGATAATATACATTATACAGCGATACCAAATCCACATATAACTGTTGAATTTGTTGATGGTTCTTCGTTCAATTATTTTATAAATGATAATGAGGATAAACGTACAATTCGAGTATATAATCATAGAAAAGTTCCAGATCCACTTGCAAATAGAATAATTAACACAAAAGACTTTTTAATTGATAAAACTAAACTATTAAACTTAATATCTAAAATAATTAATTCTAATGAGTTTAGACAATTTATGGGATTTTATTATGAATCTAGAGGTATAAATAAAAAAAAAAGAACTAGAACAAAACCCAAACCAAAAAAGCAAAGAACTAGAACAAAACCTAAACCAAAAAAACAATCACGTAATAAGCGTTCTCTCTATAAACCTAAAAAATAAATATTAAAAATAAAATATATACTATTATTAAGGTAATATGAGTGATGTAAGTTTAAATAAAAATATTTGTGCATTTCAAGAATGTAATCGTAAATTAAAAATAACAGATTATCCTTGTAAATGTGGAATAATTTATTGTAAATTTCATCGTGATCCATTAATACATAATTGTAGTTATGATTATAAAGAAAATAGTTTAAAACAAAATAAAATTGAAGCATTAATATGTAAAGCAAATAAAATAGAAAAAATAGATTAAAAATAGTATTATAATAATTGTAATACTATTTTTAAAATGAAAAAAGATTTATATGATTTTTATCAAGAATGTATAGATATAATTGAAAATAATTATTTAAATAAATATACTAGAAGAGAAAAATTACAAAAAGTAGAATTTAAAATATTAGAACAATATCAAGGTTATGAATTATTAATAAATTTAAAAACAATTTCAACTAGCCGTATGATTTTAGAATATGAAGATTTATCAAATCAACAAAAAGATTTTATATTATTAAGAATATTTGATAGTATAAAAATTTGTGAAAATATTTTAAATTTAGAAGATAATACTTTATTAAATGAAAATAAAATATTTATAAAATTTTGGTTAAAATTTAAATTATTATTTAATAATTTAAAAGAAAAATTATTATTATTTAGATGTAATATTTAAAATATATTATTATTATAAATTAAATGAAAGTATTTAAATCTTTTTTTTATTATTTTTTAACAAGTGGTTTAATAATATCAATAGCATTAGTTTTTTTAGAAAGTATTTCACACAAATATAATATGGTAAATTTTTTTGCATTTGCTAGTGCAGCATTATTTTTATTTAATTTAGCTCAATTTAATGTAGTAAATAATACTAATCCATCTGCTAATCGTGGATTTTTAATACATACATTCTTTGGAATCGGATTATGGGTACTATTAGCAATTTTATTATATTTTCTTAATGAATTTAAATACAATATAATAGAAATAAATTCAATAATATTATCTACTATGGTTATTGGGTTTTTAGCATATTTTACTGCATATTATTATGGCTACTTAAATTTTTAATATATAATTTTTAATATATAATATTTAATAAATTATTATATATAATGAAAAGTAAGAAAAATTTAAGAAAACATACAAAAAAAGTTAAAAAGAAATATAATAAACAAAAAAAATATAGAAAAAATTATTCTAGAAAAAGACAAAATAAAACTATTAGAAATACAAAAAGTAAAATTATAAGAGGGGGGGGGTTTAGTGTAAATGGTACGAAAATGAAATTAGTTCCGCGTACTATGCAATCCCCAGTTTTACCTAGTCATATCAAATATGGCTTTTTTGAAAAATTTAGAGACATAAATTTTGAAGAAATATATGATGATGAACCCCCTTTAGACCTCCCAGTCGATAGGGAAAATAATGAAGCTCTTATAGCCCGTCCGATCGATGACCTTAAAGTTATTTTAGCACTATATGCTAATCCACATTTTCCCGGTCATCCACCATTAGTAATTAATAAAGAAATAAATATATTATTTAATAAATTACAACAAAATCTAAAGCTTGACGCATTGTTTACTGGTTTATCTTTAGAAAGTAATTGTAAAATCTTCAATCCACAGATAATATTATATAGTGGGCATATAGTACCAACAAGAGAAGGATTACAACTTTTTTTACATAATGAAACTAATTTAAGAAGAGGAAAACTTTTTAAAATTGAAGTTTTTATAGAAGAATTATTTAAAAACACAAATTTAAAATTAGTTATTTTATTAGCTTGTCATAGTTATGATATACTAGAATATTTAGAAAGAAGAGATCAAACAAATGATAAATGTAAACCTTGTTTTATTACTTTTAATGGACCAGCACTCGACGATGCTATGGTATCATTTTTAGATGGTTGTTCAGATATAATAAAAAATAAATATGAATCTGATGATACAATAGATCCAAAGAAAATTTATGATAGTGGTATAGATAAATTTACAGAGCAAGAATATAAAATAGGGAATCCATCAACGGAAGGTGATACAGTACATGCTGATCCAAAGTTAATAGAATCATATTAATATTACAAACATAAATACTAAATAATATTTTATAAGTTCTCTACCTAAATATAAAAAATTTATTTAAAATCGCGTATGGGGCGATCTCCCCATTTACCATTTACTCTTTTTTACATTAATTTTAGGTCCTTTTTTCTTATTAGCAGAATTTGGATCATATATTTCTTCTTCATCATCAGAATCAAGTGTTTTACTTATTTCCCAAAATTCTTTTGAACCTAATTTGAAATTTTTCTGATGTTCCGCTTTATACCAAAAAATTTGATCATTTAATTTATTAGATTTTGCATTATTATTTATAACTAAACATTCATAATTTTCTGTACATTGATCCATCACTTGACAAAAGCTCTCAAAGGTAGGAAACATACCTGCATAATTTTCATATATACGTTTTCTATTAGATATGTATGGTTCACGTAGGATAAATACATAATCTATGTTTGTACGGAGATTTGGAGGAATACCAAGGGGATATTGCATTGTGATGATCAGCATCATCTTCCAATGACGCCCGTTCATAAAAAGTAATCTCATCATTTTATCTTTAGTCCATCCGGCATCATAAAGACAATCATCTAAAATAACAAACGCACGTGGGTCAATAGTAGATTTACGATAAGTTTCAATTTCTTTTTTAATTTGTTTTAAAACAGTACGTTGTCGTTTTAAAATATTTTCAATAATAGCAGTATTATATTCATCATGAATAAAAAGTTTGGGTACATGTTCAGCATAAAATCCATTACCGGCTTCAGTACCACTGATTACAGTACCAATAGGAATATCTTGATGGTAATAAAGAAGATCACGCACAAGGAAAGATTTGCCTGTATCACGGCGACCAATTAAAACTATAACAGGACCTTTATTTTCATCGGGTCTAAAACTAATAGTTTTCATATCAAATTTTTTTAATTCTAATGTCATTATTACTAAATATTAAATAATAAATTATAATTTTTTTTACGTAATAATTAATAATAACATTAAAATATTAATATATAGTTTGATAATATAGGAACTTTTAATTTTGATATTAAATAATATATTATATTTTTTTTTAACTATATATATATAATGCAAATAAAAACACCAGATTCAGATTTAGTTAACTTATTAGATACATCTAAAGCAAAAAATAGAAAGCCAAGTGAAAAAACAAGAACCAAAGGTAAAAAAAATAAAAAAACTGAAAAAAAAAGTGAAAAAAATAAAAAAAGTGAAAAAAGTGAAAAAAAAAGAAGAAAAAAAGTAAGAAAAAAAACTCAAAAAGTAAGTATAGAAAAAAGAGAAATAGAAACAAGTTTTTTAAATCAAAATTATGAACAATATAAAGAACAATATAAAGAACATTGTAAAAAAATAATTATGAAAATTTATTGTATAACTCAAACTCAATTTGATAACATATATTCTAAGTCAGAACAATGTAAATTTTTAAGAAATAAAAAAAATATAAATAAATTACTTAATTTAATAATATCAAAAAAATATTATGCACTAAAAAAAGTTTTTGATTCAAATTTAAAACCACTTCATAATTTATTTGAAAAATATTCTAACAATAAATCAAAACAACATAGCAAAAATGAAGATAATAAAGTTAATATTTTACAACATTTATCTTACTGTTATAGTACAACTATAATTGGTGGAAATAATATATGTATAAATGAACAATGTTCAATATGCCTTGATAATTTTGAAGAAAATCAGAATTTTATTACATGTAATAATGATAATAAAATTTATCATTGTTTCCATAAAGAATGTTTACAAAAATTCATTTTAACCGCGGAACAAGATAATAATTATATACAGCTGAAAAAAAATTCTGAAATTGACAGTTATGAATTAACAATGAAATGTCCAGTGTGTAATAGTAATTTTGTGAAGAATGAAATTCAAGAAATATGTCAGCCTATAAAAGAGGAATACATAATAAAAAACATGATAAATATGGACTATTTGGAAGAGGAAAGTGACC